AAAATACGGATTTCACGATTTATCAAACTACACTTACACTGCAAATACAGGTAGATTATCCTTAGTTTCAAATGGAACAGAAGCAGTAAGTATAGATTCAGAGCAAAGAGTCGGTATTGGGATAACAAATCCAGCTGGATTACTTCATATAAAAGGAGACACAAACAGTAACGGTGCTGAGATATATCTCCAGGTCGATAACAATAATACCACAGACAATCTTGGCGCAATTCACTTTGGTAATAATGTTGACGCAACGTTATCTGAAATAAGTAGCGGTACGTCTGGCGCAAATAACTCAAGTTACATACGCTTTGCTACATCTAACACTGGCGCTCAAGCAGAAAAAATGCGTATATCTGCTACCGGTAACGTTGGGATCGGTACGACAAGTCCTGTTTATAAACTTGATGTAAATGGAGGTGTACAAGCTGGTGGAAAAGTAACATATACAAAATCAGCAGGAAGTTTAAACACAACAGGATATGCAGTAGCGGGAATAACAGCAGACGCAAATGGCAATGGTAGTTCATGTGGATTTACGTTTACATGCTTTGGGCACACAGGTGGGTATCAAAAAATAGTTTATTCTTGTTATAATGGCGCTGGAACATGGTACGCTAAAAAAGTTATAAATGAAGGTACTAATCAATTAAATGTAGTTGCATCAGCTAATGGTTCTACGATTACATTTACATTTAAAGCAATATCATCAACCATGTACTACACACCAAGAGTAACAGTAGAAGCGACAGGTCATAATATAAATTCAACTTACGCATAAGACATGGCAGAAATTAAAAAAATAAGTACAGAGTTACAATTACTAGATAAGTTTTTAGATACAAGCGGAGATGCAGGAACAGCAGGTCAGGTTTTAACTTCTACTGGTACTGGTATAAATTGGGTATCTGCAGGAACACCAGGTTCAGGTGTTTACTTACCATTAGCTGGTGGGACAATGACAGGTAGTATAGTATTTAACAATAATGTAGCTGAAACCTGGAAAGACAACGCTGGCGCAACTACCAGAATGATGATATTGAACAGTACAAACGTTGCATACATAGGCCCAATAGATACTTATGCAGGTGGTCCTATACTTTATGGAACTTCAGCCGACGTGACAGCTCAAATTTTTTACACTGGAGCCTCTGAAAGAATGCGTATTACCTCAGCGGGTAACGTCGGAATCGCGACTACTAGTCCTGGTACAGCTTTACAAGTTGGTGGATTAGATGATGGTAGTAATTATGATATAACAGTGGGTTGGAACGCGGTTAGCTCTCAAGCTGTAGGTACTAAAAGATCTGCATTAACTTTTAAAACAAGTCAAACAGGAGTTAATAACGAAGATATATATAAGTGGGATATAGCTATGGTAACAGCTCCTGCTACCGCATCAAGCGAACCTTTTGGTTCTGATTTAGCTTTTTTAAGAAGTACTAGAAGCTCAACGTCTGTCGACGAAACGACCATGATACTTACACAGCTTGGCAACGTTGGGATCGGAACTACTAGTCCTAACCAAAAGCTACAAGTTGGCGGTAACCTACACGTTTACGATGAAGTGGGAAATACTGATGCTGCAATTTTCATAAGCACAGGTACCTCAAACGTAACAACTGTTAAAATAGCTTCAAACGGTAATTCTTTCTTTAACGGCGGCAACGTCGGGATTGGGACAACTAGTCCTGGAGCTAAGTTAAATGTCACAGGAAACTATGGTGATGTTATAAAAGCAGTAAGTGGGTCACAGAGCATAGCAACTAATTTCGTAGCGCCAACAACAGGTAGCGGTCGTAATAATATAATATCAACAGCAGGGGAGTTTAATATAGGAACGTCTGATGCTCAGCCTTTTAGTCTTGCAACTAGTAATATATCTAGAGTATCTATCCTTTCTGGTGGTAACGTTGGTATCGGGACTACTGCTCCTGGTGTTAGATTACACGTAAACGGTGGAGGCGGAATATTGGTAAATAATGGAGGGTCAGATACTGTTTTATCGGCAAACTCAAATACAGGTGTATTTATTATTGGAGACACAGAGGAATTAGGCGATGGTGTTTATGCTACAAATACCAACACTTCTTCTTTTGATATATATTCCACCGGTAGTATTAAGTTTAGAATGAAATCAAATGGTGACGTAGGAATCGGGACGACTACGCCTGGTTCTAAACTTGAGGTCGCTGGTAATACCTTAATAGACGGTGTGTTAACAGTAGAAGGGCCTGCTCCTGGGTCAACCACACCTATGCTTAAACTTAATAGAACTTCTCCTGTAGTTGATTATAAGGATTTAAACTCTTCTGGATTCTTTTTATTGAAAGAACGTTTTATTAATTCTGGTAATACTGTAATAGGATCTCGTGAAGTAGCTCAAAATCCAGGTGGATCCGGAATCTATCATAATTTCGACAATGGTGCCACAGGAGGAAGTCAGTTCCATCAGAAACAAAATTCATTTCACTGGAAAATAAATAGTACTAGTGAAAAATTAACGCTAGGTACAAATGGATATTTTGGTATAAATGATACTTCTCCAAGTTATCAACTTGATGTTAACGGCAGTGGTAGATTTACGTCAACAGTTACAGCTACAAACTTTATATTATCCTCTGATGAAAGACTAAAAGAAAATGTTGAAAAAGTATGTGATAATAGAGTTAAAGCAGATTGGAAAACTTTTGAATTAAAAACAGAAAAAGGGCAAAAAAGATATGGTGTTATAGCGCAAGAGCTAGAAAAAACAAACCCTGAATTTGTAAGAGAAGACAGCCAAGGATTTAAGTCTGTTGCTTATATAGACTTACTAATTGCTAAAATTGCTGAGTTAGAAGCAAGATTAGAAAAACTAGAAAAATAATGGCAGTACCAAATACAACTACTTTTACACTACAGGATGTTGTTGATGAGGTTAATCCAACGACAGATGATTTAGCTGATTGCTTTGCAGACGCGACAAGCTCTAGCTTTGATTCTAACTATAGTGGTGATAAAAATAACTTACTTAATTTTAGAAACTATGGAGGTGAACAGTATTGGGATTATGCGGCTGGTACTCAATCAACAATTACTAATATATGCTCTTTATCATTAACTGAAATAATATATCAACAACATCCCACTATTCAAGCTTTTGATTTTAATGATCCTATATATTCTGATACATCAGGAACACTTGCGCCTGCTGGATGGTGGAAAGTTAGTATACTTTATAGATACTGGACTGGATCAGCTTGGTCAGGATCAACATCATCGTGTTAAAATAAATAAATAAATAAACCAAAATTAAAACAAAAATTATGACAAATTACAATTGGAATTGCAAAACAGTAGATTGCTACCCAGAACAAGACAACGAAGCGGATGTAGTGTACAATGTGCACTGGATTGTAACAGGTACTTCAGATCAAGTAGATCCACAAGGAAATCCTTACTCTGCAACAAGCATTGGAACACAAACTCTAGACACAAGTCAGATAACGAATTTTATACCGTTTGAAGATTTAACAAATGATGAAGTTGTTGCTTGGACCAAAGGAGCTATGGGTACAGAACAAGTTACTCGAATTGAATCTAGCATACAAAATCAGATAGATAGTTTGATTACACCTACAAGTGTTACATTAACTATCGGAGAGCCTGTGCCGCCAGTAGAAGAATAAATAGGTAAAAAACCTATAAAACGGGTAATAATACTTATGTAAATTAAATCAAATAAAATTATATTAAGTATGGAGGCAATCGTTAAGAACCTTAACTTTGGAGAAGAAGCCAGGGTTAATGTGTTCAAAGGTATAGAAAAACTAACAAATGCAGTTAGTTCAACATTAGGAGCTAGCGGTAAATGTGTTATGTTAGAAGACAACACTGGGAACCCTATTATAACAAAAGACGGGGTTACAGTGGCTGATTCTATAATATTAAGAGACCCTGTAGAGAATATGGGTGCTACTCTTTTAAAAGAAGCAGCTAGAAAAACAGTTCGAGAAGCAGGTGATGGTACCACTACAGCTACAGTTCTTGCCCATGCTATTTTACAGGAGGCATATAAAGTTTCGGATAGAAAAAATTCAAGAGAATTAAAAGATGGTATAAATAACGCCACTAACAAAGTAGTTGATTATTTAGAGTCTATATCAGTTAAAGTTAAAAACACTATGATTGATCAAATAGCAACTATATCAACAAATAATGATCCTGAACTTGGTAAGATAATAGCAAATGCTTTTAGAGCAGTTGACAACACAGGTGTTGTAATGATGGAAACATCAGCTAATGGGGAAACTATAGTTGAAGTTGTGGACGGTGTTCAATACGAGAAAGGATTAACAAATTCTCATTTTATAACTAACAAACAAACAAAGTCAGCCGAATTGGATAATCCATTGGTTCTACTTATAGAGTCACCAGTAGATACAATAAGACAAATACAATCTGTACTAGAGTACGTAATAAAAAACAATAAACCTTTGCTTATTATAGGCGATTTAGAACAAGGTGTTTTATCTGCTCTAGCTATGAATAAAAACAAAGGTAATATAAAAGTTAATGTTATCAATGCTCCAACATATGGAGTTAGCAAGCAAGAAGTTTTACAAGATTTATCTTTGTTGACAGGTGCTACAATAATAAACGAAGACTTAGGCGATGATATGGATATGATCCAGATAGAACATTTAGGTAGTTGTTTAAAAAGTGTAACATCTCAAGTAGAAACAATACTTCAGGTTGAAGAATCTAGTGAAGAAATTTTAAATATCATAAGTGATATTAAAAAGCAAATAACAAAGACAAAGCGCCCTCACGAGGTTATTAAGCTTGAAAAAAGATTAGCTAGGCTTTCAGCAAAAATAGCTATAGTAAAGGTTGGCGCAAATTCAGAAATTGAATTAAAAGAAAAAACAGATAGAGTTGAAGATGCTATCTGTGCAACTAAAGCCGCTATAAAAGAAGGTATAGTTCCAGGCGGCGGTATTGCACTGCTAAACGCAGCGTCAAAAATAAAATCTAAGTCTATAGGTGAATCAGTGCTCCTAGAAGCTATTAAGGCACCTTACAGGACAATACTTGAAAACGCAGGCATAATGGACATTAAAGAGCCTAAAGACCAAGGAACAGGTCTTAATGTGGTTACAGGTAAGTCAGTAAATATGATTAAGTCTGGAATAATAGATCCATTGTTAGTTACAAAGAGCGCGCTTAGAAATGCGGTGTCAGTAGCTACTACTATTTTATCAACCGATTGTGTAATCAACAATTTAAGAATAGATGAAAGCAATAGGTAGAAATATAATTATAAGAAAAGAAAAAGAAGGAACCACTGAAACAAAAGGTGGTTTACTTCTTGCTGAAACTCAGCGTGAAGATATAAGGTATACTAAAGCAACAGTTGTTTCAACGGGAGAAGACGGTTCTAATGCTGGCTTAGAAAAAGGTAGCAAAGTATATTTTGACAGACATGCTGGTCATAAAATAGAAGTTGAAAAAGAAATATATCATCTTATAAAATTACAAGATGTAGTTGTTGTTTTATGAAAAGGCTAGAAGCAAGGGATATCAAAGATATGAACTTGTTAAAACATTATCGTATAATACGTAAATGGGCTTGTAAAAACAATGGCTTAAATGATGCTGATCTTGAACTTCTTATACATTTTGATTGTATGGATTATTTTACAAAAAATGATTTTATAGAAGGCACTTATTCTTACAGCTGGGATAACAGACGTTGGAATAGATTATTAAAAGAAGACTGGATAGTTGTATGGAGAAAAAGAAATCGAACAACACAAAAATACCATATATATAAAGTTTCTTTTAAATGTAAGCAACTAATAAGTAGGATGTATCGAATGATGCTGGGTGAAGAAGATATACCTGTTAGTAGAAGAAATCGCATAATGGCAGGAAAGTCTTATACAGATAAAGTTTTAAAAAAAGCAATAGAAATAGTTAATAAAGACAAAAATAGATAGTATGGATACACCATTAGATAAAAAACTTATTGGAAATCAGGACAAGCTTCCTGAGGCTTTAAAGACTAAAATTGAAGCCGCTCCAGAAAGCCCAGTTAAATTTATGGGTGGATTAGCAGCCACTGCTGCTAGATCAAGTTCTGGTGGAGGAACCGGCTCACTTGGTGATATAAGTAAAGGCATATTTGGTAAGGTTCAAAGAGCAATAGCAGAGAAAGAGCAATCAGACTACAGAGCGGGTGCTAATGTCGGTGATCCATTTTTTAAACCAGGCGTGGAAAGAATTAGGCCAGAACAAAGAACTGATTCTGCTAGTTATGGTAGTAAATCTGTTTTTTCACCTCAACAAAGTTCAAATTGTGAAAACGTGTTTGGCAATCAACAACAAAGACAAATGAGTATGCCTAATAGAGGTAATATTGAAGGACCTTTGTTTATGGAAGATTTATCTGGTGATGGTAAGATTACACAGAAAGATGTAGGAATTGGTCAAGGTTGGATTAAACCTGATAAAAAATAAATATATAATATGAAAGAAAAAGATAAATTTGATATGGGTAAAGCACAATTAAAAGGACAAGTAGGTGAAAACGCTGTATGGGACGGACCATTAGATACAACAGGTTTTCCAATGGGTAAAGGTTCAAGTTCAGGTATTAAAGGTATGCAAGTATCTAAATATCCAACACCTTATAAAGCGATGCCTATTACTCAGATTGCTAAAGGGTAAAGCATGGCTTATATTCAACATGACTCTCCATTTTTAAAAAAAAAGAAAAGCGCTGCCAGAACTGAACGTAAAGAGTTTCGTCAAGAAAGAAGAGCCAATAGAAAAGCTGAAAAAGGTAAACCTATTTCACGTAAAAAATCTGAAGGTAATTTTGCTAAAGTAAAAGAAGGTGGTGGAACAGGTTCTGCGGCTGGAGGCGGTATGACTAGCAAAGGAGTTAAAGAATATAAAAAAAGAAATCCTGGTAGCAAACTACAAACAGCTGTTACTAAACCACCATCTGAATTAAAGCCAGGTAGTAAAGCTGCTAAAAGACGTAAGTCTTTTTGTGCTAGATCTAGAAGTTGGAAATCGGAAAGAGGTAAAGCTGCTAGAAGAAAATGGAATTGTTAATAAATAAATGAATATATAAATAAATAATTATGAATCACAAGTCACCAATGAAAAACCAAAATAAAGGTTACGGAAAAGAGTCAGCTTCTCAAGAAAGATCAAATCTACTTAGCATGAATCCTTTAACAAAACACATGTCAACACCTATGCATATGGGAGGATCTAAATCATACGGATCAGCCATGATGATGAAGAGTCCTTGTAAAAAAACAGATAAAAAAATAATACAAGATTACTCTAGAAACGCTATTGCTGATTATAAAGCAGGTGATAAAAAAGCTGCTAATTACGAAAAAAAGAAAGCACTAGAAGTAGGTGCTGGAGAAGGTAAATAATAAAACAGTAGAGGTCTGTATTAAAACTCAAAACGCCACACACTAACACTAACTTAACACTAACACTAACAAAAATGGCAAAATTTTTAAAGATCCCACTTACTGGAGTGGCTAATACACCAGAACAATTAGTATCAATTGACCAAATCGTGTCTGTAGTACCTGGAAATGTTGCTGGACCTGGAGCTAATCCAACCACAACTACAAGAATTTTCTTAAACGCAGCTGCTGCATTTGACACTATCGAAGTAACACACACTGCTGCTTTAGTAGCTGGAGATGTATTAAAAGCTTTTAATTCAGCTTTAACTGCAAATCCAGGAGGAGTTGTTTCCACTTTAGGATCACCAGTTCAAACTGCTCAAGTACCTTTAGCTCAAAGCGGAGGACAAGGACGTCAACCGATTACTACTGCTCAAGTAAATGTAACTTACACTGCAATAGCTTTTAGTTAATTTACAATTATAATTAATCTTGCGGGTGTATTATCCCGCAGGGTTTTTTTAAAACAATTTATGGCATTTAAACTAAACACACCACCTTACAGTTTTGACAGTACTCCTATCTATCACGTAGACATGGAAGACGGAGTTTTAGGTAAAGCCAACAATAATGGTTCTATAATAATAAATAAAGACGTAGATCCAAAGAAAAAAGAAAGTGTAATAGCACACGAAAAAGTACACATTGACCAGATGAAGCGTGGTGATTTAGATTACGATGATCAAAATGTTTACTGGAAAGGTAAAAAATACTCAAGAGCACAAATGAAAGAAGGGGCTAAAAATTTACCCTGGGAAAAAGAAGCATATAAAAAAACTAAATAACAATGGCATTTAAAATAAAAGCACCATTTCACGTAGAAGGGCAAGGATCAACTATAGATCCTGGTAAAAAAATAAATTTAACTAAAAAAGACAGTCCAGATTTTGCTAAGTCTGGAGTAGGTTCTAAAATTATATCATACCAACAATACAGAGACTCAGGTGCAGTACCTAAAGGTATGGAAAAAGTTTTTAGTGGTAAAGGTAGTTTAAGAGTTTCTAAGTCTTTTACTGGTAAAAAATCAAGTGGACGAGGAGAAGGAACAGGACAAGGTAGCGGTTCTTCTATAAAAGGAACCTCAGCAGACACAAGAACATACAACCCATTTGTTAAAACTACACCACCACCACCACCACCACCACCACCTAATGATACAAAAAAAGAAGAATTAAAAGTAAAAACAGAAAAAACTGTTACTAAAACAAAAGCTTCTGGAAAACAAAGTAAATTATCAAGTACTAACTTAGGTAAAAAAGGTAAGCAGAAAAAGTTTGGTGATGAAGTTACTATGCAGTCTACTAGAAACAATAAAAAATCAACACCTAAAGAAAACACTTTAGATGCTATAAATAAAGTTTCTATGAAGTCTGATAAATTTGTACCTGCTTCTAAGAAATCAAAAGCAGCACCTAAAGATAATTCTAGAAAAGCTATAAAAGCTAGAAAAACTGCAGACAAAAAAGCAGGTGTATCTAAATCACAGATGAGAGCTAACAAAGCTAAGTCTAAATCTGAGGCTGCATTAGCGAAAGCTAAAAAATCTAAAAACCCAGATTTTAGAGCACAATTAAAACGTAAATCAGATAGATTAGCTAAAAGAGCCAAGCGTAAAGGTAATTCTTAATAAAAAAGCAAAATAATTATGGCATTTAAAATAAAAAGATTTATATCACCTCTTCACTTAGAAGAAGATAAAGACAAAGACAAACCAGCCGGAAGTAGAACAAGTAGTAGAATAAAATCAGATGATTCTAAAACTATTGAAAGGCTTAGAAAAGAGTATCCAAAATATGATGTATTTCCTACAAGAAATAAGACTAGTTATACGCTGCGAAGCAAAAATGGTAGGGGATCATTTACTGTTACTCCTGGTAACAAAAAAAATTAATAAATAGTGAAAAAGATATTAGATTTTTTTAGCACTAAAGTCTTTAAACAAGTTGGTGATGTGGTTGACAACCTATTCACTAGCGAAGAAGAAAGACTCAATGCTAGAAATGAAATATTTAAAGTATTACAAGATGCTCAATTAGAGTTGCAAAAAATGCAAACTGAAATCATTGTAGCTGAAGCTAGTGGTAATTGGTTGCAAAGAAGCTGGAGGCCAATACTTATGCTTTCATTTGGCTTTATAATAATATATACAAAATTTATATCACAGTTATCAGCACAACTAATAACACCTACACTAGAGCCTCAGTTTTGGGGTTTACTAGAAATAGGTATTGGGGGTTATGTAATAGGTAGAAGTGGTGAAAAAATTGTGGACAAACTAGGGCCACTATTCAATAAAAACAAATAAACAAATAAGTAAAATATGGGATCACAAGCAATAGATGCTGGAGCGTTTGGTAAGGCTTTAGCTATAACCGGAAGCGCTAATATTCAACCAGCTTCTCAATGGCCTTTTTTAAATCAATCAGGAGTCGCAGGAACTAACTTAAATGGTTCTCAGATATATTCTGGATCAGGAGGAGCGATAGACGTTATACTAGCAGATACAGTTGGTGTACAAGGAGTTGTTACTTCTTTAAGCTTAATTTCAGGAGGAACAGGTTATACAGCTGGAGCTGGACAAGCTACTACATCCGCTAGTGGTTTGGGTACTGGACTAACAGTAACTACAACAGTAGTTGGAGGAGTTATTACAGTAGGTGCAATAGCCGCCGCGGGAACTGGATACAGACAAGGTGATATAATAACAATCGCTGGTGGAAGCGGTGGTCAATTTAGAATAAGCGTTGTTGACTCGTTACCAACGGCTGCTCAAAAAGTAACTTTTACAGCTGTGCCAGCTGGAACTGTATTACCAGTGTCGGTTGATTATGTTTTAAACACGTCAGCAGCTACAGGTATGGTAGCATTAAGATAAAGTGTAAATAGTAAATATATACGTAACTATATATTATGTATAAACAATTAAATTTAATAAAATGTCAAAAGAAAAAAAGATTACAGAAAAACAATTAGAATCGATTAAAGAGGTTCAACAGAAAATCAACGCTATATTACTAGACGTGGGTTATTTAGAAGCTAGAAAACAAGACTTAATTTTTGCCAACGCAGAAGCGGGTAAAGAAATGCAAGAAATAAAAGTTGAGTTAGAAAAAGAGTATGGTCAAATAAACATAAATTTAGTTGACGGTAGTTACACTGAAGTAGAAAAAGAAGCTAAAGAGCTCGAGGTTGTAGAGTAATGGATTCAGTTGTAAGAAAAATTAGTATAGGTTCTGATTATAAAAATGATGCAATGCATTACGCTGTTGGTCAACAAGTTTATGGTGGCCATACTATATCAGCAATATTATATGATCAAGAAACTAGCTCTTACAGTATATTCATAAAGAAAGAAAACGAGATTATGCCATGGAAGAAATTTAATTCTAACATGGCAATATCCGTTGAGTATGATTTAGAATATTAATGAAAAGTCTATATGATTTTATTGTCAAGCCTCTTGGTGATAGATATGAAAATGAAATAAAGCTTGGAGACAAAACTTTAGTTTTAAATACTAAAATAGAAAACTGGAAAGCTGTTAACAACTTAGCCGTTGTTATTGAAACTCCAAAAGCTTTTAAAACAAATATAAAAAAAGGAGATATAATAGTAGTACATCAAAACGTTTTTAGAGTTTTCTATGATATGAAAGGTGTAAAAAAAAATAGTAGATCATATTTTAAAGATGGTTTATATTTTTGTGCTGTAGATCAAATATATTTGTATAAAAATACAGGCGATTGGAAATCATTTGGCGACAGATGCTTTGTGATGCCTTTAAAAAATAAACAATCTTTAAGTCTAGATAAAGAACAAAAGCTTATTGGTATACTAAAATACGGTAATAGCTCCTTAGAAGCGCTTAAAATAAGCCCAGGAGACGTAGTTGGATTTACACCAAACAGTGAATGGGATTTTGTTGTAGATAATCAAAGAGTTTATTGTATGAAATCTAATGATATTGTAATTAAGTATGAACACCAAAAAAACGAAGCTGAGTATAATCCAAGCTGGGCAAAAAGCAGTTGAGGAATTAATTAAGGTAGCTAAAGAAGCTATAGTAGATTCAGGTGATGATATAACTGCTGATAGATTAAAGAATGCTGCCGCTACAAAAAAGTTAGCTATATTTGACGCTTTTGAAATACTTAATAGAATTGAAACAGAAGAAGCATTATTAAATGAAAATCCTAAAGAAGCTAAAGAAGAAAAAGCTTTTAAAGGATTTGCTGAAGGAAGATCAAGGTAATGTACGAACAAACTTTACACTCTGTAGTTAAAGACTACGTTAAACCTAAAGTATTAAATAGACTTAATAGGTATAAAAAATGGAAGTACGGATACAACAAAGAACATGATCTTATTGTTATAAGTAAAACTGGTGAAGTTGGAGAAATATATAATATACAAGGATTAGTTATAGGTTTACCTAAAAAACAAAATGTAACCGAGTTTGCATCTGACAAATGGGAATATCAGCAATATCCTAAAGAACTAAATAAAATTAAATCAGTGTTTGATTGGGATGAATACCCAGTTGAATTTAAAGAAAAGTGGTATGACTATATTGACAAGGAGTTTAAAAGACGTGAGGAAGGTTTTTGGTTTATTAACAAAGGCAAGCCTACTTATATTACTGGCACTAACTACATGTACTTGCAGTGGTCCAAGATTGATGTTGGGCAGCCAGACTTTAGGGAATCAAACAGATTATTCTATATCTTCTGGGAAGCTTGTAAAGCGGATGTACGGTGTTACGGAATGTGTTATCTTAAGAACAGACGGTCAGGTTTCTCTTTCATGGCATCAGGCGAGACGGTTAATCAGGCAACAATATCCACAGATTCAAGATTTGGCATTTTATCAAAGTCAGGACCAGACGCCAAAAAGATGTTTACTGATAAGGTCGTACCCATCTCAGTTAATTACCCCTTCTTCTTCAAACCAATCCAGGACGGTATGGACAGGCCGAAGACAGAACTCGCGTACAGGGTACCCGCGTCAAAGTTTACCCGTAAGAAACTCGACACCAACGAGAAACTACAGGAGATCACCGGTCTCGACACCACGATCGATTGGAAGAACACCGGGGACAACTCGTACGACGGTGAAAAATTAAAGCTACTAGTACACGATGAAAGTGGTAAGTGGGAAAAACCAACAAATATATTAAATAACTGGAGGGTAACTAAAACCTGCTTAAGATTAGGTTCTAGAATAATAGGTAAGTGCATGATGGGTTCAACATCAAATGCTTTAGATAAAGGTGGAGCTAATTATAAAAAACTGTACTATGATTCCGACATTACAAAAAGAAACGCCAATGGACAGACTCGCTCAGGATTATATTCTTTGTTCATACCTATGGAATGGAACTACGAGGGATACATTGATTCTTATGGATTTCCTGTATTCAACACGCCAAAAAAACCAGTTGAAGGGCCTGATGATCAAATAATAGACTTAGGTGTTATTGACTACTGGCAAAACGAAGTTGAAGGTTTAAAAGAAGATCAAGATGGTTTAAATGAATTTTATCGTCAATTTCCAAGAACAGAAGAACATGCTTTTAGAGATGAAGCAAAACAATCTTTATTTAATCTATCTAAGATATATGAACAAATAGATTATAATGCTGATTTAAAAAATACAGCGGTTGTAACCACGGGTAGTTTTCAATGGGAAAATGCCATTAAAGATTCTAGAGTTATATTTATACCTAATAAAGATGGTAGATTTAAAATATCATGGGTACCACCTGTTAATCTACAAAATAGATTTATAATTAAAAATGGTAAAAAATACCCTGGTAATGAGCATTGTGGAGCTTTTGGATGTGATAGTTACGATATATCAGGTACTGTAGATGGAAGAGGTTCTAATGGGTCTTTACATGGCTTAACTAAGTTTAGTATGGAAGATGTTCCACCAGATCATTTCTTTTTAGAGTATATAGCTAGACCACAAACTGCGGAGATATTTTTTGAAGATGTACTAATGGCTTGTGTATTTTATGGTATGCCTATATTGGCTGAAAATAATAAACCAAGGTTGTTGTACCATTTTAAAATAAGAGGTTATAGAGGTTACTCTATGAATAGACCAGATAGATTATATAATAAACTATCAACAACTGAGAGAGAAATAGGTGGAATACCTAATTCAAGTGAAGATATAAAACAAGCCCACGCCGCTGCTATAGAAACATACATCAATACTAAAGTAGGATTAAAAGAAGACGGTTATGGTGACATGTATTTTCAAAGAACACTGGAAGACTGGGCTAGATTTAATATAAATAATAGAACAAAACATGATGCTTCTATAAGCTCTGGATTAGCTTTAATGGCTTGTAATAAAAATAGGTATATACCTAGAGCTAAAGTTCAATTACAGACTGTAGATTTAGGTTTTAAAAAATACGACAATAAAGGCGCTATGTCTAAAATAATAAGATAAATGAGAATACAGACTAATACTAACAGTTCATTTCCAAGCCAAGTAGTAAGTGAGGAAGAAAAATCCAGCTTAGACTACGGTATACAGGTAGGTAGAGCTATCGAAGGTGAATGGTTTCAGGAAGGTAGGGCTGGTAATAGGTATGTTCAATCTTATGCTACTTTTCATAGATTAAGATTATATGCTAGAGGAGAACAAAGTGTTCAAAAATACAAAGATGAATTATCTATAAATGGAGATTTATCTTATCTTAATTTAGACTGGAAGCCGGTAGCCGTTATATCAAAGTTTGTAGATATAGTTGTAAACGGCATGTCTAACAAGTTGTATGATATAACTACTTTTGCTCAAGATCCTTTCTCTACAAAAAGTAGAACAGACTACGCTGCTGCTGTAGAAAGAGATATGAACACTAAGGAAGCGTTGCAAAACATACAGCAAAATTTAGGTATGGATTTTTCTGCAACTGGAGATTTAGAAGCTTTGCCTCAAAGTAAAGAAGAGCTTGATATTCACATGCAAATGACTTACAAGCAGAACGTTGAAATAGCTGAAGAAGAGGTTATTAACAATGTATTAAGTGCTAATAAGTATGATCAAACAAAAAGAAGAATAGCTTATGACTTAACAGTTTTAGGTATAGGAGCTTCAAAAACACGATTTGATGAGTCTGAAGGAATAAAAATAGAATACGTTGACCCAGCTCGTATAGTTTACTCGTATACAGAAGACCCAAACTTTGAAGACATATACTATGTAGGAGAAGTTAAAGCTATAACTATAGCTGAGTTAAAAAAACAATTTCCAAATATACCAGACGAAGAACTTCAAAAAATACAAAACATGCCGGGTAATTCTCAGTATGTTACTGGCTGGGCGAACTATGATCAGAACACTGTG